CGGGTATTCATCCGTCAACCGGGGTGCCGCCGGGGGCTACCGCGCCGGCACCGAGGACCTTGCCAGCAAGACCGTCGGCGAAGTCATGGCCGACCAAGCGGCCGGACGATACAACGCCGCCGGCCGATACCAGATCATCGCGCCGACATTGAAGACCGCCGCCGCGTCGATGGGCCTCAAAGGCGACGAAAAATTTACGCCCGAGTTGCAGGATCGCATTTTCGGCGAATACCTCGCCGGGGCGAAGCGGCCGGCGATCGCCGACTACCTATCGGGCCGCAGCAACGACCTTGCCGCCGCGCAGCTGGCAGCCGCGCAAGAATGGGCCTCGGTCGCTGATCCGCGCACGGGCGCCAGCTACTACGCGGGCGTCGGCAACAACCGCGCGTCGATCTCGGCGAGCGAGATGGCCGACGCGCTGAAAGCCACGCGCGACAAGATGACCGCAACGGCGCCAGCTCCACCCGTCGCCGCCGCGCCCGCTGTCGCCGCCGCCCCGCCCGTCGCGGTGGGTGCACCCGCGCCCGTCAACGGCTCGGTCGATGTCTCGATCACACACAACAACCCGCCGCCGAATTCGTCTGTTACCGCGTCGGGGACCGGCAACGTCAACGTCGCACCTGTCCGCGTCGAATATCAGGACATGCAACAGCCATGAGCGGCGCCCTCGGCAACGTCAACCGCAGCGCGCAGACCGCTGGCGCGGTGGTGAACGACGTTGCCCGCCTGGGGCAGACATTCACACCCGCCGAACGCGTCGACCCCTCTGGCGCATCCTGGGGCGCTGGCGCGTGGTGGCAACAGCTGCAACCCGGATCGTGGCGCGGCGTGGGCTTCGTTCTCGACGCGGGTGACACAGCTGCCGGCCGACGCGTCGCGTTGCACGAATACCCCTACCGCGACGACGTGTGGGTCGAGGACCTGGGCCGCTTGCCGCGCCGGTTCAGTGTGCAGGCGTTCCTTGTCGGCGACGACGTGTATCAGCAACGCGACGCCATGCTGACCGCGTGCGAACAGCCGGGGCCTGGAACGCTGGTGCACCCGACGCTGGGGACGGTTCAATGCGTCCTGATCGAGCCCGTGCAATGCACCGATCGCCGCGAGCGGGGCCGCGTCGTCGAGGTGCAGTTTTCGTTCGTCGTCGCGGGTGACGTTCAGTATCCGGCGACCGCCACCGCGACCGGGCAGAACGTGACCGCCGCCGCGTCCGCCCTCAACACCGCCTCGGCCGGCGACCTGGGGGCCACGCTCGCCCGCGTCGGATCGCCCGTGCCGCAGGCTGTCGCCGCCGTCGCCGGCTTCACGTCGCTGGCGTCCGCCGCCGTCAACGACGCTGCCCGCGTATTTGGGTGCGTGCGGGGGCTGGCAGGCTACTGGGGGCGGTTCAGCGCCGGCAGCCGCGCAACACTCCTGCCCGCGACAGCGACCGTCCAGACGGCTCTAGCGGCGACCACGACGGCCAGGACTCTCGTGACCTCGACCGCCGCCCTGGTGAACCAGCTGGCGCACCTGCCATGAGCGCCGAGTCTGACGCGTTCGCCGCTGTCGGCGTCGATCTGTGCGACGCGCTCGCCGCCGCCGCGATCGATCCGGCCGACCGGATCAGGCTGTTGCTGCCGCTCGCCGGGTGGGTGCCGCCCGTGATCCCTGGGGCCGGGCCCCTGGCGATCGACGCACGCGCCGCGCAGGACGCCATCGCCTCGACCTTGCGCTGTGCCGCCTGCGCGGCCCTGGCTGGGGCGGCACAGGCTTACCAGCCGATCAGCTACCAGGACGCGGCGGCAGTCCGCGCCGCTGTGTGCGGTGCCCTCGACGCCGAGGCGACCCGTTCCGCCGACGCCGGCCGCGACGCGACATACACCGCCTTGCGCGCGCTGCGCGCTGCGGTCGCCCTCGACCTGGGGGTGCGGGGTGCCAACCTTGCCGCGCTGGTCGAGATCGACACCCGCCAGCCCATGCCGTCGCTGGCGGAGGCGTGGACACTCTACCAGGACACGACGCGCGAACCGCAGCTGGTCGCGTCCGCGCAACCGCCGTGCCCGCTGTTCCTCCCGCTGTCGTTCGCCGCGCTGGCCACATGAGCGACGCGCATGGCGTGCCGCCGCATGGCCCGCCGCCCGGTTCGACCGATCGGTTGACCCTGACGGTGGGCAAGGTGTCGTTGACCGGGTGGCAGCGTGTGACCGTCACGCGCCCGCTTGCCGCAATCCCTGCGTCGTTCTCGATCGAGGCCACGGAAAAATATCCGAACGCCGCAGACATCGATCTGCAACCCGGCCAGCCGTGCACAGTGACCATCGGCGGTGATCTCGTGTTGACGGGCTACGTCGATCGCTACACGTCGTCGATCAGCGGCGGGAACCACACGATCAGCATCGCCGGCCGCAGCAAGAGCGAGGATCTGGTGGATTGCTCCGCCCTTGTCCCGAACACCGCCGCCGGCAGTCCAAGCACGCCGGGAATGCAGATCGTTAACGGCACGACCCTCGACATCGCTCGCAAGCTGGCCGCGCCCTACGGCGTGACAGTGCAATCGACGGCCGGCGACGGCATTCAGGTGCCGCAATTCAACATCAACCTGGGCGAGACCGTGTGGGAGATCATCGACCGGATCACGCGGTATTCCGAAATGCTCGCCTATGACATGCCCGACGGTTCGCTGATGCTCGCGAAGGTGGGCACGGAGTCGATGGCGTCGGGGTTCAATGTCGGCGAGAACGTCGAGTCCGCAAGCGTGTCGATGTCGATGGACCAGCGATACCAGGAATACGAAGGCCACCTGATCTCGACGATGGCGCTTGGCACCGACGCGGGCATTAACATGCCGACGATCGGGCAGATCGTGCGGGACGACGAAGTGCCACGCTTCCGCAAGCTATACGTGATCAGCGAGCAATTCGTTCTCGGCCTGCCACTCGCCGGCAAGCGTGCGATCTGGGAGAAAAACCGCCGCTGGGGCCAGTCGTTCAATTTTACCGTGACGTGTGACAGCTGGCGCGACGCTGCCGGCAAGCTGTGGGCGCCGAACATGCTCGCCCCGATCGTCGCGCCGCAGCTGAAACTCTCGCAACGCAGCTGGCTAATCGGGACCGTCACCTACACGCGCGACGAACACGGCCAGCATGCGACCCTTGGGCTCTGGCCCCCGGAGGCGTTCAGCATCGAGCCGACATCGCCGAATGTGCTGGTTACGCAAGACGACGTGAACCGCAACAACCCGACGAAACCGAACGCCGACATACAACAGCCATGAGCGCACTGGATCGCCTGTATCGCCGCGTTCAGATGGCCGTTGCAGCGGTCAAAATTACCGCGACCGACGACAGCGGCTCCGTGCATCGCGCGCAGGTGCGCGGGTTCCCGCCCGAGACGATCGACAACATGGCGGTGTTGCAGATTTACGGGCTCGCGTCGCACGCCATGCCGGGCACCGATGCTGTCGCGCTGTTCGCCAGCGGTGATCGCTCGAACGGGGTGATCATCGCCACCGGCAACCAGCAATTCCGCCTTCGCCATCTGAAACCGGGGGAGGTCGCTCTTTACACTGACGAAGGCGACAAGCTGGTATTCGAGCGCGGCAGGCTGGTCGAGATCGTGTCGGGTGCCGAGTTGCGGATCACGGTGCCACTGGTGACGATCAACGCCTCGACCAAGGTGCGCATGGTGACGCCACGTTTGGAGGTCACTGGCGACATCATCGACCATTGCGACACGCAACCGCACACCGCCGCCAACGAACGCGCGATCTATAACAGCCATACGCATGGCAACGTGCAAAGCGGCCCGGCACACACCGCCATTCCGGACCAGCCGATGCGCGAAGGCGACGACACATGACCGGGTGGATCGAGGACCTTGGTCTGCCACTGCAATGGCCTGCCGCGCCGTTTCCGCAGACCGTGTGGGACGGCGGCACGATCTGGGACAACGGCGCCACGCTCTGGGATGTCGCGTGGTCGGAAGCGAGCACGCAAGGCGACGTTCTGATCCAGTGGGACAACAACAATGCCGTCGGCGACTGGACGGTTGCGCAAGGTGACGTGCAAACCGGGCAAGACCTGGAAACCGCCTGTCTTGTGTCGCTGTTCAGCGATGCACCCGCGACGCCTGACTTCGTTCCGACCGACGGAAGCAGCGACCGGCGCGGCTGGTGGGCTGATCCCTACAGTGATCGTCCGCTCGGCTCGAACCTGTGGCAGCTGGAACGCGCCAAGAAAACCCGCGACACGCT